CTATCTACTTCTTAAACTTTCACCGCATGGATTACGCTTATCACATTGTGAATCCAGCTGCACCGGTTGTTCCCAGACAGCCGCAACAACAACAGAAGAAGCAGCAGCAACATGGTCAACAGCAGTGGTGGAAGAACTACCCCCAGGGACATCGAGGAAAACGAGGTGGGGGTAGTAAGGGAAGTGGTGCGTCCACCACTAGTGGACAACAGTCAGTGGTGGACGGAGATGTCACCCCGCCGAAGAAGTCACAAGCGGAGGTGGACAAAGAGCAGCAATCAGAGCCGGAGGAATGGACGGATGTGGAGATCCGGCTGCTGGGCTTTATGCGAGGCCGATTATACGGAGCCGTGAGAACACCGGCTACGCCCATGTCCCTTAATCAACAAGGACATAATTGGTGCGAAAAGAACATGGCGCACCTGGGCGAATATAAACATCCAGCTGCACGAGCAGTTTTGGTGGCACGGTGTGTGAACACAGTGCTACCTATGTCCCTAGAAGAAGCGGGATTGCTGGACGTATACGGCGACTCGGACAAGGCCCGGTCGATTGCGAATATCAATGTCGGGGTCCAAACCATGCAGGACCCACGTTCGTTGATTGGGGCCGGTTGGAAATATCTGGGTTACACCGGCCTGGCGTTGGGCGCAGCTGGCCTCTTGGGGGGCGGCTGGCGTGCCAAGGTGACTGGAGCCATAGGTTTGGCTTCAGTGGTTGTTGCGGGCACTGAAATTGTGCCGCCAACGTGGAAGAGTCTTAAGAACGGACTCAGGGCCGCATTTCCATTTAACGGCCCACTGGGAGCAATCACCCGCCCCAGTTATTAGGACAGCCCAGTGAGGGTCCCTGCAGTGTGCGCGCGATCCAAGCCATTACAACGGATTGCTGACTGGCATAAGGGACCTTTGCCCCCGCTCACGCGGGGCTGTGAATCTCGTCGCCGGCTAATACGAATAGTTCCACCTATTTATGGCCTATGGCATTGTTTTACGCACACTAGTTGCGTCTGTAATGACGTCGTTTCAACTGTGAACCGAGTAATTGGGGAAGTTCCTGTTTCGACCCCTTACGGACGTAGAATGGTGATGCAGCAGCGCCTGATATTTCAACGTAAATCAGGCACCTTCAAGCCCTTAACGCTGGAGGAATCTCTCGCAACTTTCAAAGGCACCAAAATAAAAATATATAAAAGAGCATATGATTCGTTAATGGTTCGCCCCATTGATGAGTCGGATGGCCGAATAAAAGCCTTTGTAAAAGCCGAGAAGATGAATCCCCACGAAAAGGAAAACCCTGATCCCAGGATGATACAAGCTCGGGATCCAAGGTACAATCTGCACTTGGCGCGCTACCTACGGAACATAGAACATCTTATATATGGATTCCGTATAAACGGTAAGCGTAGCGTTGCTAAATGTTTAAATCCATTGCAACGAGCTGAGTTGCTAAGATCAAAATGGGAGATGTTTGACGATCCAGTATGTTTCTCATTAGATTGTTCGCGCTGGGATAAGCATGTAGATCTTGCCATGTTAAAAGAAGAACATAAATTTTACATGGCTTGCTATCCTGGTGATGATTTCCTTGCGTGGCTCCTTAAGATGCAGCGGCGCAATAAATGCGTGACAGCTAATGGAGTGCGTTATGAGGTTATGGGGGGGCGAATGTCGGGTGATGT